TATGGATAAACCAATAACCTTTCAATATATGAATCCCTAACAACTAAATCAATTGTTGAACTTTCAACTTCAAACTCAGGTGGTAATGGTGTATATAATTTCACCACCACTTTTTTGAATGATTTTATGGTAGGATTGTAATATCTAATTTGAGAATATGGTGGTGGTGCTACATACAAATTTATAGGCATAAATGAATTTATATCACCTCTATTCGATTTAGCGGATTCTGGTAATTGTGGATTTAGTATGTATAACCCTTCAACTATATTGTATCTTTTATCAAACTCAGTATTATCCGGTGTATAGAATTGTGGTTCACCATTTAAATCAGTTTCTTGCTGCCAACCAATATTACCATCTTCCTTTATAATAGGAGTAAACTTAGTAGCCCTACCCGTAGTTCCGTTTGAATCAGTATAAAATTCAATCCATATATTTTCACCTTCACCTTCTTTAGATGGTGCAAATATAGTATCTCTAACAACAGATGCTGATGTATATGTTGATGTTGGATGTGGAACATTTTGAACTACTTCACCAACACGCTCATTGTTATTAAAACTAATATCCGTAATTGTGTATATATTGTTATCACCAAAGTTTATTGCCAAATTTGTTTTGGTTTCTGATTCAGATTGTATTAATGAATACAAATCAGATAAATCAGTTGAATCATCTTCTACTATCAATTCCAATTCAGTAGAGTCTGCAGATATTCTATTAAGTGTTAATGTTGGTGATTTCTTTTCAACAAAGTTATAAACAATACTATAATATCCTTTACTAACATTAGTTTGTCTTACATCTTTTTCACTATTCAGTATAATATCATATGTTGAACCATTATCAGTATTTTGTGATATTTCATAGTATAACTCATCTTCAACCGATTCAATTAAGACATTGGATGAATATATGTGTTTTTCAACAATAGTATTCACTAATTGAGTATTAGGGCATGATAATGTAGTTTTATCCAATTTAGATGAATCTAATAACGAATACACTTGAACATTAGATACAGGTGTTTTAGAATCAGTTAATATGTTTTTATTTTGAAATCTATCTATTGCCATATATTAACCATATTATTAAAACAAATTAATTCCACCCAAGTCTATTATAAAACTATCTGATATATCAGATATAGCTTGTGAAATTTCTTCTTCAGTCATTCCTTCAAATGGGTCAGTTGGTGGTGCTTCTTCTGTTGGAGTATTATCAGTTCCTTGTATTCTATCGATTTGTGCTGCACCTTCACTTACAAAAGATTCCATATTAGAATCAGGTTTTGCAAAAAGAACTGCTTCAGTTCCACTTTCATTAAATGTGAATTTTTTAGTATATCGTAATCCAATATCAGGAATATTATCTAATAACTCACCACTAAGTTTATCTATAGTTCTATCATATGATGTTAACCCAAATACAGTAGTTTGTGCAGGAATTCTTTGTAAACCATATCCTTTATCAGAATCATCAGGTAATGTATATGAAATTATCTGATTGGATGAGTTTCTTCTAACATCTCTTCTACTTAAAACTTCACCAGTATTATCTATATTTATTTCTGCCATTATCTAATTACCTTAAATACAAATCCACCAAAATATTCTTTTCTACCATTTGTTCTATCAACTCTAAACTCAAATTGATAAAACCTTTCAGGTTGTAATGTATTAAACCAAAAATCAAAATAGTTACCATTGGAATCACAACTAACTTTAGTATATGATGTATCGAATGGCATTAATACCAAATTGGTTTCAACATCTCTAACCTGATAATAAGTAGTTTGTGGTAGATATTTAGTTGTTGTATATGGGTATGTATCTACAAAACTTCTTTGTGGATATCGTTCTCTACCCACTAATCTAATTCTTGCTTTAGATGGTTCTTTGTATTCATTTAATAAATTTTTACAATACAATAATATATTATCATCTGTAAGTGGTGATAGATTTCCTGTATCAAATGATGAATCATCCCATCTTACTTCTAATGTTGGAACATATATTGTATGAGTTTCATTTGAAAAGAATTTAGATGAACCATATCGAGTTGAACCACTTTCCTGCGAATCAGGTCTCTTTATAATAAACCCATTATTATCCCTACTACCACTCATCCAATCTTTAACATACTCAGTAACTTCAACATTTAAATCATCTACATATTTACTGAATGTTTGTGAGTATGATGTATTATTTATGGATGCAGTATACCAAGTACCACCACCGTCATTTATTGTATATGAACCAGTAGTTCCTAATTCAAAAGAACCAGTCGACCATAACGAATCATTTCTATATTCCCAACTAACACCATCAGTTACGATTGGTGAATAATAATATTGTCCAATACCTTCAGCCCAACTCTGAGATACTTGATATACATCTAATTGATATTGGGATTGAACTTCGTTTTGTTCTGTGGATGTTAGGTTTAAATAGAATTTACAATTAGATGATATATCACCATTAGAAATAGATTCCGATAATGATGTGATATCAAATTGAGTTAGAATTCTACTATTGCCAATGAATGTTTCGTTTGTTAATTCATCATAAAATTTAGTAACTTCTAATATTTCATCAGCACCCGTATTTTGAGTCTTACGAGTATTTTGCTCATAAATGGTAGTATCTTTTTGTCCGTATATTCTATATATCATCTCTTATCTCCTTAGAATGATTGAGTAACTACCTTACCTCTAATATCGGTATTTGGAAATTTAATTTCAAAAATAGATGGGTCTTTAGCTGGATATATAACACCATACTTAGTAGCGTTTTTAATACTATATTTATTTGGTGAGTAATTTCCATTAAACTTATTATGGATTTGTAATCCACCAACACCATCTTTATCAGGTCTAATAACTGATTGAACACCATCAACACCATCTAACAATACATATAGTTTAGATAGTTGTATTGGTTCATTTATTCTCCAATTATCAATATTAAAATATTCTTTAAGTGCCTCAATACATCTTAAAAGAACTTCATTTGAATTATAATTTGGTAATACCAATATTTCAAAATCCAATCCAATATTAATAATATGAGCATCTTTAATATTAACAGCATCAGTAAGTAATCTATAGTATGATATGTAATTTTTAAGATTGTTCTTAGTTGCCGGATTTAATGCTTTTAATTTCTTATTTGAATCATATCCCAATGTATATAAGTTCAATGCTAATGGATTTGGAATTTCAGATGATACCGTAGTATTATCTGATTTCTTATTTTCTATTTGATAGTCTTGAACTAAATATGCTTTTGCTACTGAACCGAATTGTGGTGGTAATGCGTAACATCTCATTACATAATCTTCTCTCGTTACAGTTCTATTTTGAGCTGCGAAGTATGCCATTGCATTGTTACGAATCTCATCCATCGATTCATTACTTCTACCACCACTAGCGGGTTCTTGATTTGTTACTGCAACTGATTTCTTAACAAAGTTTATTAAAGTAGTATCTAAATTTATTTCATTTTTTAATGATGTGATAACTGATGTGATATTTGTTAAATCTTTAGCTGGAACATTATCAGCTACACCATTACCCACTAAATATTCAACAGTAAGTGTTGTATTTGATGGTGCTACACCATATGTTTTAGTGTATAGGAAATTAGATGGGTCTATACCCTGGTCTAAATCACCAACTATGTTATATAGTGCTGAACCTACATTATCAGGGTTTGGTATTATCTCTTCATCAGCATTTGCCGATATACCAGCACCAAATTGAATTACCATTGTTTGTTCATCTTCAAATCTAGTAATAAATCTTTTTGGAACTCTTTTCAATTCTAAAAGATATGGAGTTTCTCCACTATACGCATTGTAATACTGAGAACTATCTTCGTTATTTTCAATTTGTTCAAATACAGTATCTTGTGCTAAATATGGAACTTCAGTCCATACATCACCATCAGAATCAGTTATTCTTCGTATCCGTATAATATTACTATTGGTTAATTTTATTTTATCGTATATCTTTGGTTCATTGAATGTGAATGTAGTAGTTTCCACTCTACCACTTGATGCCTTTACCTTTTTCTTCAATAAGTAATATATTGGTTCGTTTGTATTTTCATCTACACTATAAACCGATACTTCGGTTGGGTCAAAGGATGATGATGTTGAGAAATCTACTTGAGTAGTTGTTATAAAGTTTGTTGCATTGTTTTCAGAAGAACCAACTTGCATACCTTGTGATATTGTTAAAGCATAATCATAATCAGGTCTAACACTATCACCACTACCCTTTGCAGGTAATAATTGATATACATCCAAAGTAACTGTTGCAGGAACTACATTTTTAGGTTTGTATCCATATGCTGCCGCAAGATTGAATAGGTTAGTTTTTTCTTCTGCATTTGATAATAAAGATTCTCTTAACTGAGTATCTGTATAAAAAGATAATACATCACCAACATAAGATGCCATTTCCATAAACATCATACCAGGTGATGATTCATTAAAATCATTGAATATGTTTGGGAAATAGTTTTTAGAAAAATCTATTAAATTTTTTCTGAATTGGCCGAAATCCCTACCAACAAGTTTAACATCTTTTTGAACTAAATCGTTTTTAACTTTCTTTGCCATTTTTACCTACTCTATAGTTGTTGTTCCAGCCGAATCTATAAATAATATGATTTGTTGATTAGCACCTTGCTCAGTAACCCTAAATGATAATTCAATTCTAACATAGTTGTTATCGGGTTGAGCATCTATATTAATGTTATCAATAATTATATATGGTAACCAAAAATTAATATCATCAGTAAGACTTTGGGAAAGATTATCTGATAATGATGGACCTATATTTTCAAAAAGTAAAGAATATACATCAGAACCAAATTCAGGTTGAAATGGTCGTTCACCCTTTCTTGTTAAAAGTAAATTTTTTAGATTTGATATAGATTGTTGTTCAGTTGTATAACTAAGTGAAAATAAACCACCATTTTTACCAAATGGTAATTGAACACCAATTGCTACATTATCATCTAAATCTAACGGATTATATGAATATTCTTTACGAGCTCTCATTAGTTATTACTTACCCTTCTTAGCATTAATAGTTTTCATCAATGAAGAATAATCTCTTGTCAATGCATCTGCTACACCACTTGATTGTATTACTGACATATCAACAGGTTTACCATCAACATCGGTATCTGGTATCATACTTTCTTCACCATATCCCAATGCAGATGCCATTTGTTGTCTATTAAATGTTTGTGCTCTTTGTGATGTAAATGGTGAATCTATATCTCTCCATTCATTATTCTCATATGTTTCATTCAACATATCATTTAACATTTCGTTTCCTGAATATTTAGTTTTAGATTTATTTGGTTTAGATTCAAATACATCAGAAACATCAAACGGGTCAAATGATGAATTTACTTTTGAACTTTTGGTTTCTTTAATTATAGGTTTATTGGAATTTTTAATTTCCTTCAATAGTGGTTTCATTTCTTCTCTAACCACTTTTCTTACTATTACTTCCAATAATTTTGCGAATTCTTTTGTTTTCATAATTATTCGTTTTTTGTTTTATATAAATATTAAAATATTTAGTTTTATACTACCCCAATCCATGGGAATGGTGGTCCTGGTATAGGTGATGGTACTGCAGGAATTAATCCATTATATAATCCATTTACAGTTAATAGATGTGATGTAAACGCATTTATTAACTTTCCACATATAACATTTCCCAATGGAGTTGATGATGCTGGGTTATTAAACGCTGCCCATAAACCTAAATCCAATGGTGATGTAGTTCCACCTGTTAATGTAGTAACTCCCGTTGTTGGTGATACATAACCAGGTGGTGGTGGTAGTGGACTCCATTGAACACTTGACCAATAAGAAACTGTTTGAAATGCCCATCCTAAAAACATTGGGGGAGTTGGTGCTCCTTCAGAATTTTTCATCTGATTGAATGTATCTAATATTGCAATTTCAATTCCAATGGTTGGTGGTGCAGATATAATAGTTGAACCTGGTATCAAAGATATCATAGCAGTTGATACAGCAACACCATATGCGTTTGCAATAACTTTAGCAGTATCAACTTCTGTTTTTTCTATTGGTGTATCTAACCAAGGTGCTACCGTTGCTTGAAACCCAGTCCAAAGTGCCGCCATATTATTGAGCCATTTGTTTTAATTCAGTTAATAGTTGTTGAACTTGTGCTACATTTGTAGCAGGACCTGTAGGACCAACACCTGTTGCGAATGTAGCAGTACCTGATGTTAAATCTGCTAATTGTTGAATCAATCCTTCTAAGATTGTAAACATCTTATCCATATCCATTGCCCATGCAGGTGTTGCTATGTTAACACCTTTATCACCACTTAATATTACATAATCATTTTTGGAATTCAATAGAACCCTATCTGATGTGATTATTACTGATGGTTTATCAAATTGAGATTGTGCATCTACACCCATACCCAAATTGGTTTGAGATGTTTTTATTTTAATTTTTTGTGATGATGTTAGATAGACAGATGATAAGTCATCATCTACATTTTCTATAATAAATTTATTGTATGAACCACCTTGCTTTCTACCATTTGATAATATGGTAATTGGGTCTTCTACTTTTGATGATTGCCAAGATGGAGTTTGTGTTGTATCCGAATCAGTTGGTGAGTATCCAAATCTTAATGAGTGTCCGAATCTACCTTCTATTAAAACATCACCAATGAATGGTTGTAATGAACCCACATCAGTTCTTTCCACAAAACCTTTACCTAAATCAACTTCAGAGTTGTTATTAGATGTATTTGGGTTTCCAGCGGATGTATCACCATAATCACTACCTGCATTTGAAGTTTGTGTAGAATTTGCAGTAGGTAAAGAATTATTGTGAACATTTGATTGAACAGGTACTATATGTAAATAATACTTTCTCTTTTGTTTTGATTTTGATTTTGAATCTGCAGTTTGTGATGTTACGACTATAATTTGTTCACCTAATATCGGAACGCGTTTTATATTTACATCTGCAGGAAATACTTCCACTAAGGTGTTGTTTGATGTATCAAGTAAAACT